TTAATTGGATACGCTTGTTTCACCAGTCTACTAACGGGACTACACCGTATAGAATTTATCAATTTTTGCCACGAACACTTATTCAGGTTGATGACTTGGAGGCGGATGTTATTGATGCGGTGACTATTCGAGTTAGTGGTAGTATTGTAGTCAGCGCCGATGATTTAGCCCCGGGCAGTATTACCGGCGACAAGATTATGGCTGGGACTGTTTCTGGTGTGCTTATAACACCTGGCGGTATCACCGCCACTCAAATAGCCGCCGGGACTATTACAGCCAACCAAATAGCAGTTAGTGGTATTACAGCTAACCGACTTAACGTATCTCAACTAGATGCAGTAGCCGCTAACATGGGTACGCTTATAGTAAACAGTGGAATAAGCGTAGGAACAAACGGGTATATTTGGACTGGTACTGGTTCAGCAGCTACTCCCACGACCGGGTTAAAAATTTACACAACCAGTGGAGTCAGTAGACTAACTACTTATGCGGGCGGTGTAGCTCAAGTAGACATTGCAAGCAATGGTAAACTCCTTGCTGGAGGTGGGGCAGTTATTCTTGATAGTGCAGGAATGACAGCCGGAAAAACTGTAGTAAACAGTAACGGTATTACAATTGGTGATTTGACGTCACTACTAAACAACAACGACGCTCTTAAAATTATGGTTAGTGGTACAAGTGGTAATAACGGTGGTATCTCATTTTATAACGGAGCATACTCCTCAATATCCCCGCAATCAGCAATCACAACTGACTCTACAAACAACTTTGTTATAGCAAATAACGCACCGGGTGGTAATTTAATTATAGGTAATGAGGAAACAGGCGGCACTATATTTCTGTACAATTCCGCTGTAGACATAATGCCCACTGCAAATAATTTACCCCCAGGCGGAATAACCGGTTACGGTCGTGACTCTATTGGTGGCGAATTGCTTAGATATTTCCTCGGGCCTGACAATTTCCTTTTTAGGACTGATGCGGGACAGGACACATTTGAAATAGACGCAGCTACCGGTACTATAACTACAGATGGGGGCATTTTTGCCGGAACCTCTAATAATAAATTTATTGTGGCGGCAGGAACCGGTAATACTGCAATTGCGGGTACTCTAGGCGTTACGGGTACTTTAACAGCTAATAACAATTTTCTTCAATATAATTACGGCGGGATGTATAAAAATACTGCTCAAAATGTTGCAGCAGGTGCTGACGCAAGAATAACTTTTCAAGTTACTTATGTTAACGGAACTCTAGATGTAGTAGCAAGCAGCCGCCTAACTACTACTCACGCCGGTTTGTATATTATAACCGCCGGTGTTATTAGCGCTACTATAGGCAGTACTTTTACAGTTGTAACAGGTGGTGCGTTTAATACTGGTACAGTAATAGCGGGCATTATTCAGGCTGATATGAGAGCTTATGTAACAAAGCCAGTTTATTTAAGCGCTGGTACAAACTTGGAACTTTGGGTTAGAAATTCGGGTGGGGCTGCTATGGCAATTAGCACTGGTACTAATGGTTCGATATTAACTGCGGCGAAGGTAGGTTAAATATGGCGATAATGGAACTTATTCAAATATTCCCGGTTATTACTCGGTATGAAGCTGAAGTAGACGGTAGAATAGAACCCCACGAAGAGTGGGCTATCGGTATAATTAGAGAAGAGAGGGGGAAACTTCTTACTGCTTCTGACTGGAAGGTTTTACCAGACTCACCGATTACAAATAAAGAAGAGTGGTATGCGTATCGGCAAAGTTTAAGAGACTTGCCGCAGCTTGTACTCAGCAATAATTTTATCAACACACCCTGGCCAGAGGCCCCACTTGACAAATAAAAATAAATACAGTATAATGGAGATTAGATGATTACTACCCAAACAAACATTGACTATCTTATTGATTCTGTTCGTCTACGTCTAGGTGACTTTGAAGGGACAGTATACTCAACAATACTAGTTCGGACAGCAATTATCAGCGCCGTTAAGTACTTACAGAAACGTTGGAAAAGTAAGTACCAAGTTGTCACTTCAGGAACTTACACAGGAGACAATGGCACTGCTCCCTCAGGATATGCTCAAGCACACACTGTTGATGGTACTGCCTATATTCCTTACGGACTAAGTAATGATAATGTGTACAGAAACCCATTTGTCGCATTCAGTCAGGAAGGCCCTCCAGTAGTTGAGCAGAACGATGAAGACGCTATTGTATTAGCAACAGCCTACATTATTCACTTGGCTAAGTTGACAAATAGTTCTTCAACATTTGTTTCTTGGAGTACTGAAGACATTCGCTTCACTAACACAACCGCCGCAAATACTATGCGCAACGTATTAGAAGCATTACAGACAGAATTGAACACCGTATTTGCAACAAGAATCGCACAACCAGTTGTAAGTCGGCAACCTCTAAATATTATTGCAGGGACTAAGGTCTACTAAAAAAGGAGAAAAAAGATGGCAAAAGAATTACCAAAGATGTTGTATGTGGGTGACTTTCCAGTACCCACCGGGTTCGGAATTGTATCAAAGAATTTGATTAATACATTCCGAAAGCACTATGATGTGCATGTTATTGGGGTTAACTACTTTGGGGATTACGACCCTCTTATTGAAGGCTTAAAGGTTTATCCTGCCTCGGCTGGTGGTGGGGAAATTTACGGGTTTGAGAAGTTTTTAAAACTCCTTACCCAACTACAGCCTGCCGTTTGTTTTGTACTAAATGACATCTGGATTGCAATGGATTACAACAAGCAGATTGTTGAATACAACAAGTTGTTTCCGGATAATAAAACACAATTTATACTATATACACCAATCGACGCTGAGAACATTAAACGTGACTTTATTGAGCAGGTAACTGAGTTTGACCACATCGTCACGTATACTGACTTTGGTAAAGAGCAGCTTCTAATAGGGGGGATGAGTAAAGAAATTCATGTCATTCCTCATGGTGTTGACTCTAGCAAGTTTAAGCGTTTGGATAAAACTAGCGTGAAAAAAGCCATGAAGATGGGGTCGGATGATTTTATTGTTCTAAACGTATGCCGTAATCAACCTCGTAAAAGACTAGATATGTTTTTTTACATCTTTTCGGAGTGGGTAAAGCGCTACAATCTACCAGTAACTGTTCGTGCGTATTACCACGGAGCTCTTCAAGATTACGGTATTGATATTCTACAATGGTGTGAATACCTAGGTATTAAAGACCGCTTAGCAATTTCCCGCCCAGATTTATCACCGACAAACGGTCTAACAGACGAGCAAATGAACATGGTATTCAATAGCGCAGACGTATTCTTTACAACGAGTGCGGCTGAGGGATGGGGTTTGCCTGTAGCGGAGGCTATGGCTGTCGGTGTTCCTTGTGTGCTACCAAAGCACTCAGCGCTAGCAGAATGGCCAGAGGGTAATGCTCTCTACGCAGAATGTTATCCGTTCCCAAGTCTAACCGACCGTGGGTTGAATACAATTCATCACCTAACCGATGTTGACTCGGCAATTGAAGCTCTTCATAAATTATATACGGATGAGAAGTTCCGTAAGGAACTTGGAGAGTCATCGTATAAACATATGCAGAATCCTAAATTCAAGTGGGATGTTATTGCAAAGCAATTTATGGAGATTATAAAGAATGGAAAAGACAGAGATTGAAAGCATAGCTAAAAAGTATGCACGCAGGCTCTTGACAAAACTAGAAGAACTTGGTATACTTAATCCTGTTGTTAGGAAATATGTTTTGGACGAGATGAATAACCTCGCCCGAGAGTTATCCAACAATAATAAATAAACACAATAATGAAAGAAGGAATGAACAGTATGGGTTTTGGTAACATGATGAAGAGCGCAATGAGCTCAGATACCACGAGTAATGGTGGAAACCGTATGCCTAATGTATTTTTGGATATTAAAGAAGGTAAGCGTACTTTTCGGTTTATCCCGGATGTGAATAATCCAGGAGAGCCAATGCAGGGTGAGATTGTAATGAGTCTTTGGATGCCGGTCAAGCGTGATGGTATTATGGTTGAGCGTCGAGTTTTTATCGATGATTCTGCTCGGCGAGTACTTCCGGACACTATTCGGGAGAAGATTAAAAATCGTTTCTTCTTGAATGTCTACGACCGCACTCGGGTAATTAAGATGGCCGATGGTTCAGTTGTCTACCCGAACCCCAAGAACGAGTTCTGGAAGAAAGACGGCGACCGTAATGCACAGATTGCTGATATTCGCCCAGAGCCAAACAACGCAATTATGGTGCTTGAGGGCAGTGTCTCTTTCCGCACCGACCGTCGAGGAGGTCTTCTGAATGACATCGATGACCTTTCGAAAACCTTGTTTGACGACGAGGGTACTAAGCTCATCCCAATTACCGAGGTTGACATTGAAATGGTTACCCGTGGTACTGGTATGGCTACTACCCGGACTGTTCACCCAGGAATGAATCGTGAGCCGTTCCCAAAGAGTGCTCTCGAACTTCCAATCTACGACCTTAAGGCTTTTACCAAGCCATGGCCTGTTCAGGCTATCAAGGCCCTTCTGGATGGTGCAGAGTACAACGAGGTGTTGAAGAACTACAATCTTGTAATTGTTCCACAACTTTCCTCGGCATCCACCGAAGATTCAATATTCTAAGTTTAGTGTTTACGGGGCGTATGATTTCATGCGCCCCACTATTATTATTAGAGGTGTAGAATGAACTATAAAACAACATGCCCAAAGTGTGGTGGTAACGACTTTTATGTAACACCGAGTAATGGCGTTGGTTATTGTTTTCATTGCACATACTTCGAACGTGAGGGTGAGGAAAAAGTAGCGGTACAGAAACTCCACTACAGTGTAGAGGCTCTACGTACGCTATACAAAAAACTCGCCGAGTATTATCACTCCTGCATTACACCAGAAGTGCGAATGTACCTCAATAGTAGAGGCTATGACGATAATACAATCTCGACACTTAAACTTGGATTTATTCCTGATGAGGTATTGAAGAGTGTTGAACCTGTTCTCGGAAAAGACAGCGGGCTCTACTCAAATGGAAAGGCGGTATTGGGAAACCGCATTGCTTTTCCTTACATGGTGAAAGATATGGTAGTTGATATTCGGGGCAGGGCAATTGATAAGAATGACCCTATCCGCTACAAATCACCGATGGGTACCGCCTCTGTTCGAGGCGCAGATTATCCATACAACTATATAGACATAGCAGAAGACCATGTGATTACCGAAGGGGAAATCAAGGCAGGTCTTGCTACTCAAGCCGGGGTCAAGTGTGTGGCTCTTCCAGGTATTGTATCTTGGAGACCAATGATTAAGCAGTCTGTAAAGCAGACAATTATCTTTGATACCACACGTAATAAGTCAACCAGAGAAATTACTTTTCGTGCAATTGACAAACTGGCCAGCAAACTATATAATCCTTATGTAGTTGTGCTACCTCTCGGAAATGATGATAAGATGGACATCGATGCTTTCATCTTAAAACGAGGGGAAGAGGAATTCCGCACAATCGTTAAAAATGCTTTGCCCTATGATGAATGGGCTAGAATTCAAAGGAGACCTAATGTACACTGATATTACGGCAGAGTGGCGGCTTTTGTCAACACTGATTGACAGCCCTGAAGTGATGCACTCAATTACAAAACAGATTTTTACAGAAGAACGGCAGGACATTTTAGAGTCTATGCGTAGCGCCTATATTAAGTATGGTGAACTGACCTACGAGGGTTTACGTATTGCACTCAGGGGAAATATCCCCTCGGAACTTACCAGCGGTGTCGTAGCAAATCAGCGGGCACTTATCGATGAATTAGTACTAGTAGCACGAAGACGGCAGTTATTGGAAGCCTCTCGTGAGCTCGAAATCCAGAGTAGACGATTCGAGCCAGACGAGCCGACAATCATGCAGGCGCTTAGCTTTGACCCGCTGGCACCTACTGCTGACTCTAGCCTTATACCAGGCGCCCAGCGGATGCTAGGTGACCTATTTCGTAAGGCAAACGGACAGCACCAGTTCGTGCACACCGGTGTTAAGTTTCTTGATAGCATGATGGGTGGCGAGTGGATGCCGAAGACTTTAACAGTTCTTATGGCAAAGCCAGGTACAGGCAAAACAGCCCTTGTCGGGCAGTCGATGCTGGAGATGGCACAGAAGTATAATATACCATCTCTACTGTTAAGTCTCGAAATGGCTAAAGAACAACTTGTTCTACGCTGGGTATCGAACATGCTAGAGATTGACTCGGCAAACCTACTCATCGGACGTATTACGAAAGAAGAGCGGAAAAGGGTTGAGGACGCAGTTATCCAACTACAACAACTCCCAATTCACGTAATTGATACGCCGACAATTAAACTCGACCAGATTAAGAAGGAGATAAAGGACTTTGCTCTGCGTGGTGGTAAGGTTGTATTTTTGGATTACATTCAGATTGTAAACCACTTCAATACAGGCCTCAGGAACTACGACTTGGGTGAGGTAGCACAAGCACTGAAGGAAAGCGCTAAGGAGCATAACATCGCTGTAGTAGCACTTTCTCAGATGAATAAGGGTAAGGATGGCGGTCTCGATTCGGTTCGTGACTCTGGAGAAATCTCACAGATTGCGGACACAGTTATTGAGTTGGCGCCTATTGACGAGTTTGTTGACGACAATGGTATGCGGGGAATTAGTATTAAGTTCCACAAAAATCGTAACGGACGGCTCGGTACTTCTTCAGCAGTGTTTAATGGTGCGTTCCAGAAATTTATTGTATGAGCAGAAAATACGAACCCGCTCCTATCACAAGTAAACATAAGTTTAAAGAGATAGATGATAAGCGTAAAGAAATAAATAGACTAAATCGGCAACGGGCGAAAGCAATGGAAAAGCGAGTAGCCCGCTACCTTGATGGAACACAGACGCCTCAATCTGGAG